ATCATCATCAACAATGGTGAATTTTTGTTTATTATGTACATATTCATCATCTAACAATATATAACCCAAACTATTAACAAAATCATATACTTCATGATATGTATATCTTTTACTCACAAAACTATCCTCTTTAAATTATTTATTTTATAAGTAGTAATAAGTGATAAATGCTGTAATTTATCTTTTAATTCTTCAGAAAAACAATGAATAAACTTCATGAATTTGAAACCTCCTTTTATTCCTCATTATTTTCCTGCCCTTCACCATCACTAGCACCATCGGTTTCCCTTGGTGGTCTATTGCTATCTTTTTTATCGGGGGACAGAGTATTAGCAGACGTAAGAGGTATAAATTTATCTTGTAGTCCCAAAATATCATTTTCGAGAGTTGTAGAATATTGTACTTCTAATGGTGACATTCCCAGACTACCGCAAACTTCACGTTTAACCGGAATTCCATACGAAGCAGCTTCTTTAAGTCTTTTATATACTTCGCCATAATTCATTTCAGTAGTATTAAGTATTTTAACTTTAAAATTATCATCTAGCGATAATTTTAATTTACGATTTAACCATCGTTCATATTGCCTATACAGATTAAATATTATAGTTTCGTCTGATACGATGCTTTTACGTATTGATTCTTCTGTAATTTTGTCGGAATTAAAAATAGCCTGGTTTACACCAGACGAATTCCAAAAGCTCTTTTCTGCATCTGCAACAGAGTTATTTTCAACCTTATTTTTATCTCCTAAATGAATATCTTTAATATCTTCATAGGGGGATAATATGAATCCAACTTGATCAGGAAGCTGTTGCATGGCCCGATTACCAAAAGTTATAGCTTCATCCAAATGTAATGCAAAATCATTGGCTTTATCCGCATCTTTTCTATATGGTATTTTTGCAACCAATACTACATAATTTTGAAGTTCTTCTTTTGCTTTTTTTAATAATTTATAATCTTGCAAATCAAAAATATCAGGAAATATACTTGCAAAAAACGGAATAGGATAATCTAATTCTTCGTTTAGTTTTATACATACACTATTTTCAACACTTAATTCTTGCCATCTATATTCTTGTCCTTTTTCTCTATATAAATCATATTTTTCTTTAAATTCTGGAGCATAGTATGTTTCTAATAATTTTTGATTTTTTGTATTGCTAAAAAATGAAAAATTAAACTGAAAAGTTCTTACACCATCTGCCCAACCATTAAGTCTACAATAATCAGGATTAAGCGGTTGGATAAAATATGAATAATTTGTGCTATAATCATACCCATAAAAAACATCTTCAACAAAAGAAGTTTTTGTTATTTTACTAAATTCATGTTTTATATTCATATCTTCAACATATTTAGCTGTTTTTAAATATTTCTTTAGTATGTTTTCTTTGGGTAATTCAATAATTTTATTATTATTTATATTAATAATATAATCATATCTCGCCATATCTGACACATAATGAATTAATCTTTTATATTGAGGACTTAAATTATATAAAAGCCTAGATATTTGTCTTATAATTTTTCCACTAGTTACAGGGGATTGCAAATATTTAATTATATCCTCTTTTTTATACTGTGATAAAAATGCACTACCTTCCGATGTTGCTTGTAAGTCTTTTTTCATTAGTTGAACAAGTTTAGATACATCTAATTTATAATATTTAAATTCATATTCTTGTTTTTCTTCTACTTCTTTAGGCAAATAACTCCCTCCTTTCATTCATTCAGGGGATTATATTAATATTTTCGTATATTTGGTTGTTTAAAAAGAAATAATTTATTTATGTCAATGTTATTGGGTTTTTCTTTTGTTTTATCTTCAAATACATTAATGTACCATAATCCATATGCTAATGCGGAATATCTATCTTTATCTACTCTTTTAGTAACTCTTTCTATAGTTAACTTACCTCCAGAAAGATGTTTTAATTTAAGATTAGATATTTCTTCTATTAGTAAATCTGTCTGGATATGTGGCAAAACGTTGGATTTAAAATAAGTTTGGTCATTGATATCATAATTATTATTTTGATGTTTTTCTAATAATTGTAACTTTCCACCTTCAACCATATCTATAAAATTAACTATTATTTCAGTATTAATTCCTTGTGAAGATAATGCATATAAACATTTTTCTGCACTTTCATCATCGGGTTTTTCATCGGTATTGATTGTATCCCAACAGCCCAAGCTCTCTCCTGTTATCGGATCAATTTGTTCTTTTAAAAGCATATCTCCTAATCCTTTTCCTAAACCATTAACATCACAAATTGCAATCCTTGCCCCATATAAATTTTTAATTCTTTTAAATTCTATGGCTTGGGCTGTAAAATTTAATCCATTAGGTAGATTTATAATATTTACTAACCTAATTTTACTAACCCTACCGTGTTGATTCCTTTTGACTCTTAAAACAACAATAGAACTTTGGTTATTAGATGATTTTTCTGAACGTGCTACGTCCATGCTAACATAATACTCATATTTACGATTACCTTTTAACTCTGGTTTCGCTAATGTTCTTAACTGTAATACTTTATTAATATCTACTAATGCGTTATCAATAGCACCAACCCACTTTGATTCGTAGTTCATTGCAAAAAATATAGGAGAATTATTCTCTTTTTTATCAAGAATTTGTGATTTTGTTTCTCCTCTTCCATACTTACAAGCTAATTGCCAATCTGCTCCGATCACCATCTTACCTTTTAATTCTGCCATATCGTCTATCATCTGTAAATTTCTTTCAAACTCATCAGAACCACGAAACCCCGAAGTGGTAAAAAAGTTTATTTGCCCATTTAATTCTTCTGGATTTATTAACGCTTCTTTACCAATGGTGCGTCTTGGTATATTTACAATAGGTTCTAATACATCTTGAAATAACATATTATTAAGTAGATTAGCTTCCTCAACATTTAGCCTTTTTCGCCTTGCGCCTTTACTAGACTGATGGTTCGCCATAATGTCTATACGTCCACCAGAAATAAATATTACTTCGGCACTGTCTTTAGAAAAGTTTGATTTATATATTTCATTCGCAATTAAGGGGTAAAATTTAATTATTTCTCTATGTTTTTCTTCTAATATTTTAGAAGCGTTTTCACGGGTCTGTGCGGTCATAGTTAATTCTATATCAGGATAAAATATAGCAGTCAGATACATCGCAATAACTTCTATAAACGTTTTTCCATATCCCCTGGGAAAAACACCATAAACAGATGTAAACCTTAATATACTTCTTAAAAGTACTCTTTGGTCTAAATCAAGCCTAATACCTCCAGTTTCAGGAGTTATTAAATCTAAAAATAAGTCTCCAAACCATCTTGCCCAACTAACAAAATCAATATATTTATGTAAATTTTTTGTAAAACTATCTTCTTCTTTTTTTCCTTTAGCAATTACTGTAGGGTTAAATTCTGGATTATATATATCAGTTCTATTTTTAGTATATTTAGCATTATCGGATTGAAAGTGCTTATATGATGGCATTATTCATCACCATCATCTTCTACATCGCCAAATAAATTAGTATCTTGATACATTTCTTTATATTCTCTCTTTCTCTCTTCGTAGAATTGATATATATCTTCATAAGTACATAAAGGAAGCCCTTTTAAATCTCTAATATAATTAATATAACACCATATATTAAAATCTACAGAGTCTTGTGGTTTTTGTTTAAATTTAGGGAGTATATGAATAATATCTACTGCTTGTTCTGTAGCCCTTACAAGTTCACTAAAAGTAGATAAACCATCAGTAAGGTCTGCTTTACTTAATTGGCTTGGATTTATTTTTGCAGCAGTTGCAGCATCTTTTGCCAAAGCACCCCAATCTTTAGCATCTTTTACATCCCCTAACGCAGTTGCTATTTCTTCTTTAACTCTATATCTTATATAATTTAATAATGCTTCGGTATGCATTGCTGTTTTTTCAGGATAATTATTTTTCAATAAAGCATATTTACGCTCAAATGCTTCATATTCTTCTGGCTTATAACCACTACCCCATTTTTCTATAATATTATCTGTAATTATAAACCTTTGTTTTTTTGCAAGTTGTTCCATATTGACATTTTCATAATTTATTTCTCCCTCTGCTTCTGGTAAAAATTTAGAATCTTCCCATGTTAGTTCACGATTTTGTTTTATGGCCATATTTTTCATATATAACCCAAAAGTATCGCCCTTTTCTTCTAAAGAAGAACGCCATATATTATATAAAAAAGGCCTATCAATAAGTTTTAACGTCTTTTTTAGCTTTTCTAATTGTACTTTACCAAAATCATCGGCAATCATTTTCTTTAGACATTTTTTGCAATAGGGTATACGCCCTATTTTATGAGCAGGATTATAACTAACATAATATTCTCTAATTTTTTTTGATTTTCCACAATATAGACAAGTTATTTCTAATATTTCGTTTTGTGGCGATGATGCCGATTGTTTGTTTTTACTACCTTTAGGTCGTGACACAAAGCCACACCTCCTTTTATCCAATAAAAATAGAGTAGGGGACACCTACTCAAAAATCATAATAAATTCACGATTTTGTTCTAATTTTCACCGTTATACATATTTTTTTGTAAGTCTTCTAAATCAATACTGTTTCTGGCTGCAATTTTATGTGAAATGTTACCTAACTCAGTACTAGCGTGTATTATCCCTTCTAAAAATGAAGTTTCCGCAGCTTGAGTAATAGTCTGACTAAACATCACTATAGCATCTTCCGGCTCCATCTCCGCTAAATCGTAAATAAAATCCAATATTGCCTGGCACTCTGGACAAAATTCACCACTCTCTTCATTGTGTTCTATATATTCAGATGGAGGGATGTTAAGTTTGGGTAATGGTGTGTTTAATTTTTCTTTTAATGTTTCTAATTCGTGTTCTAACATTGATATATAGACTTTTGCATCTTGGACTTCTTTATCATCTATGTAATATCTATCACCTTCGCTCTTGAATTTTTCCATAGACGCACCGTTTTAACCTTTCAATTATTATATTATTATTGTGTTAATAATGTCTGTAATACCCAATTCTTTATTAATGATAAATGTTTCATTTTTTTTCTCTGTTTGAATATATTGTTCATTATTACTCCATCTACTCCAACCAGAAATAGTAGGCAACCTCCTAATTTCTAAATATCCCTGCTTTTCATATATCATTGCTTGATGCAGATGTGCTAATAAACAAATTATATGCTCTGATTCGCTCCATTGATCTTTTGCTTCAACTGTGATAGTTTCTAATGCTTTTTTTATTTTTATATCATGTGATAAACATAATAATGTTTTCCCAATTCTATAGTATTTTCTTGGGAGGGGGACACTATCAATATGTACATTCTCGTCTTTTCTATACCAAGCATTCATTATCCTCATAATACCAAACATGGTGTGTAGGTCGTGATTTGACATTACGTACTGAACATCTACAGGAGCAATTTCCGTCAACATATCTATACCGTTAACAATTAAATTTTCTGCTCTTACAATAGTATCAAACCAAGAAGATGAATTATCTTGAGGTGTACCTTTTGTAGTAGTACCAGCAATATTATCAGCATTTATAAAATCATTACCAATTATAAATAATACTTTCTCAAACTTTTTATTTTTAACCCTGTCAATAATATTATTTAAAGTATAATAATAAATTTTTTCTGCAATATCTAAATTATATGAATTACCTGTAGAATAAAAATCTGCGAATAACCCAAAATGTAAATCTGCAATAGGTACAACTAATACATTACCATTTTTTTCATATTGTTTTGGAGTTATATTAATTTTATTTTTATAGTCTGTCTTTAAATTTGCAAAAAGTTTTTCTATATCTTCTTCATTCCACAAATATTCTTTTCTAGGTTTTACAGTGATTTTAGAACTATATAATGTTTGTATGCCATGTTTTTTACTCTGCATATTCCACATACTATTTTTAGCAGTACTTACTTCCCAAATTTTAGGATCATATCCATGAGCTTCTAATAAAAACACCATATCTTTTGCTTTTTCTTCTGTCATTTTAATAAATTTACTTGAAGTATGAGACCCGTCTTTATTAATTTCTACAGTAGTTTTATATATACCGTCAATATCTTCATTATGAGACGGTAACTTATTTTGTTTTTTTAATTCACTTTTTACGAAACTACGCCACGCCTCACCAGATACAAAAGGACATCCATGTTTTTCATTAAGTGAATTCCATGTCTCACCTGGGAAAGCACCGCCTCTAAATTTAATTCCTATATCTAAATATTTAGATTTATCCATCTAGTCCCTCCATTACATTGAAGTGGGGGAGGGGAGTAGAATCTCCCCACATTACTCTCTTTCAATTTTAATTTTTTTCTTTTCTGGTCTATCAAGTATTAAAGTAATAAAAG